CCTCGAAAAAGCAAGCGCGTTTCCACAAGCGCAAGCCGGTGCAATGCGCGGCGCTCGCCGACGCCTATGCCGCAGGGGTGCTTGAGGGTGACGTTGTCGCAAACCGTCGCATTCGTGCGGCGTGTGAGCGCTACCGGGCCATGCGAGCCGCGCCGGCGGCGCACAACCTGTGGTGGGACGACGATGCCGCCGAGGCGGTGCGAGTGTTTGCCCGCAAGTGCGGCAAGGGCGTCGAGGAGCAAGCCGGGGAAGCGCTTGAGTGGTTGCCCTGGCAATGCTTGGTTGGCATGGTGGTCCACGCCGCCAGGCGAGTGGTCGACGGGACGAAGACCGACCATCCAGCGTTCAAGGCGGTGCTGGTAGTGGTCGCCAAGGGCAACGGCAAGACCGAGATGGCGGCAGGGCATCTCATGGCCGGCATGGCCGATCCGACGAAGCGGCTGAAGTTTGCGTCGAGCGCCCCAGACGGGCGGCTCTCCCAGATCGTGTTCGAGCGGATGCGGGCCATGTGCATGACCCTGAACGACGCCCACGGCGACGGCGTCGAGTGGGAGGCCAGGGGCGGAACGACCATCGCTATCCCTGGCAAGGTGCGCCATGGGTCGGCGGAGTTCACGACGTTGCCCTGCACGGACAAGGCGCTCGATGGCCGGATGGACCGCCTGATCATCGCCGACGAGGTCGCTCGCATGGACAGGGGCCTCGGTCGCCTCATCACGGGATTGTCCAAGAGCCCCAAAGCGCAGCTCTTTGCCATCTCGACGCCCGACCATGAGCAGCGCACGAGGCCAATTTGGGCCTATTGGGACGCTTGCGAGAAGGCCCTTGAGAGCGGGGAGCCGCTCCCGTACGGCTGGTTCGCCTTGCTGTATGGCCTTGACCAGGACGATCAAGCGGAAGATTCCACCGTCTGGCCGAAAGCGCACCCGTCGCTGGGGGTGACCACGCAGCGACCGGACATCGAGATGCAAGCTCGGGCCATGCTTGGCTCCGGAGATCCGAAGCAGATCGCGGAGTTTGAGACGCAGATCGCTTGCCGCTACTTCGAGATCGCCACCACCGACGTGGACCTCGGGGTGCTTGAGCGGCAGATGCAGAAGACCGATTGGGATCGCCTCGCCGGTGCGCCCGCCGTGATTGCAATCGATTTGAGTCGGGGTGGCTATGGGGTCCAGCTCGATTTGACCAGCCTTTGCCTGTGCGTGGTAGACGGCCCCGTGATCCGCGCCCGAAATATCTCCTGGTGGGCCGGGACCGACATTCAGGTCGACGAGCGGCGCTGCAAGAACCCGCTGGGCGCGTGGGTGGAGCAGGGTTTCCTGCGCCGGATGCCTGGCGAATGGCACGACATGGCCGTCGTAGAAGCAGAAATTGAGTCGCTCATGGCCCGATACGACGTGCGAAAGATCGGCGTCGACCCGCACCCAGCCCAGGCACGCGACATCAAACGGTGGGCAGACCGTGGCTGGCCGATCATTCCGGTTGACCAATCGATCCGCACGATGGCGCCCGCGTGGAAATTGTGGGGCGACTTGCTCAAATCGAAGCAACTCATCTACGAGCCGGACCCGGTGTTGCGCTCGGCGCTGAACGCCGTGCGTCTGATCCGCGACAACGTCGGCAACACGCGCCCGGTGAAGGGGCGAAGTGCTGGCAACACCGACTCGGTGATCGCTGGCAACATGGCGGCGCTGCTGATGGAGCATCACCAGGTGCGTGAAGCAACTGGTCTTTCGACATCGTCGTGCCCGATTGGATAGACACGGTTTCAAGAAATCCGGGTTGACGTTTCGGGGCGGACTTGTTCCATCTGCTCCGTGGGCATCTTTGCACGATTCTTCGGCTTCAAGTCCGGCGTCGCGATCTACACGCGACCCGAGCCGATTGTCGCGTCGCCGGCTGACGCGATCCCCGCCGTCGTTCGTGCAACCAACCTGATCTCGGCAGATATCGCTCGCCTTCCCGTGTCGGTCTACGACAGCGAAGGCCAGGAGATCGAAGGCCATCCGGTCGAGATGCTGCTCAACCGCGATGCCAGCCGCTGGCAATCCGGCTACGAGTTCCGCCGCTACACGACCTCCGTCGCGCTGACGCACGGCAACGGAATCGCGCTGATCCGACGCGGAAGCGACGGCGAGATCGCCGAGCTCCAGCCGGTGCCCGCCGACGCGATGAGCGGAGAAATCACCGAGGAAGGCGTCCAGTACCGCATCGGAAGCCTGGTGATGAATGCCGACCAGGTGCTGCATATCGGTGCATATCCGGACCACCTGAATCCGTGCTGGTACCGCTCGCCGCTCGACGTGGCTCGCCACGCGATGCAGCTTGCCGCTGATGAGAACGGCGCCCACGCATCTTTGGTCCGTACGGGCAGCATGGGCAAGGTCGCCATCTCGCACCCGGGCGCCATGAGCGATCAGACCGTTCAGGCAATCCGCGACGCATGGAACACCATGCACGCGACTGCCGACGGCGCAAGCCGTCCGCTCATCCTGCGCGAGGGCATGAAGGCCGAGAAGATCTCCCAGGAGACCAGCGGCACGATGCTTGAATCCCGGCGCTTCAGCGTCCAGGAGATCGCCCGTGCGTTCGGCGTGCCGCCGGAGATGCTGTTCCAGCAGGGCGGCGGCGCCCTTGTGAGCCAAAGCGAAGTCGCCCGCGCATACGCGGACGGCGCGATCGCGGCGTGGGCTTCCGCGTGGGAGTCGGAGCTCACGCGGAAGCTCTGCCGCCCCGGCGAGTTCGTGCGAATCGACACGACGGCAATCGTGCGCGGAAACCTCCGCGACGCCGGCATGGCGTTCTCGAAGCTCGTCCTGGCTGGCGTTATGTCGCCGAACGACGCTCGCCACTACCTCGGCTTGGCTCCGGTGGCCGGCTTGGACACGCCGACGGTATCGATGCCTGGCGGCGCCAGCGCAGCGGCTGGGCCTGACAACGTGGGGGACGAAAATGCTTGAGCTTCGCACCGCGACCTTTGAGCGCAGCGGCAACAAGCTTGCCGGTTACGCCAGCGTCTACAACGCGCCGAGCCTCCCGCTCACGGTGCGCGGCGTCAACAACGGCAAGCCGTTTGTCGAGCGTGTCGCGCCCGGCGCCTTTGACCGCTCGCTCGCTGCCAATGTCTCGCTCCTGATCGGGCACGATCGGCGCGAGCTTCTCGCCAATACCAAGAGCGGGCTGCTCCAGCTCCGCTCCGACTCCAAGGGCCTCGCGTTCGAGGTCGATCTCCCGGACACGCAGAGGGCCAAGGACGTTCGCGCCCTGGTCGAGGCTGGCGTGCTCTCGGAGATGTCGTTCGGTTTCTTCGTCCGCTCCGACGCCTGGATGGGCTCGGAGCGCACCCTCACGGAGGTGGATCTCCGGGAGGTTTCCATTGTCGAAAACGGCGCTTATCCGCAGACCAGCGCCGAGGCTCGCACTCATTCGCCGAGCCTCGCTCGGTTGCGTCTGCGATTGAGGACCCTCACGTGAAGCAGCAGGAAATCATTGAGCGCCGCAAGGCCATCGAGACCGAAGTCAATTCCATTCTTGCCTCTGACCAGATCAGCGCCGAGGCCGAGGCCCGCGCCGACGAGCTGCTGAACGAGCTCAAGGACCTGAACGAGAAGCGCAGCGCAGCCGCGCTCCGCGAGCGTTTCGCGTCCCACGCGATCACGCAGAAGGTTGTCGCCGAGAAGCGCGAGCAGACCGAAGAGTGGCGCTCCAGCGGCGAGTACCGCGAGCAGTTCCTCGGCTGGCTGAAGGGTGGCCGTGCGCCCGAGCAGCGCGAGCTGATCACCAGCGCGAACTCCAACATCCTCATCCCCAAGCTGTACGAGGACGGGATCCTGAAGTACATGATGGCGCAGAGCGTCATCCGCAACCTGGCGGACCTCCGCACCGGCGTCCAGGGCTACGCGACCCTGCGCTACAACACCTTGGCCACCGCCGACTACACCTCGGCCTGGACCCAGCCGGACACCGGCACGACCGCCCGCACCAGCATCGACCCCGGCTTCGCCGAGGTGCCGCTGGCTCCGGTCCCGTGCCTGCCCTACACGCAGGTCTCGCAGCAGCTCATGCGCCAGGCGAACTTCGACGTCGAGGCGGAGGTGATGGACAACCTCCAGCGCCAGATGTCGAAGAACACCGAGTGGGGCTACATCGGCGGCACCGGCACGAACGCGCCGAAGGGCATCTTCACGGTGAACGCCAACGTGAACATCACGACCGCGACCTCGGCCAGCACGACCCGTGCTGCCGCGATCACGGCTGGTGCGACGCTCGCCAATCTGCGCGAGATGCGCTACACGAAGCTCCCCGCTGCGTACTGGGGCTCCTCGGCGTGGATCATTCCGCAGGACGTGTACGCGACCATCGCGACGCTGACGGTCAACAACGTGCCGCTCTTCATCCCGAGCGCGGACGCTGTCGGCCAGGCTGGCGCTGGCTTCACCCTGATGGGTCTCCCGGTCTACGTGACCGAGTACCTCCCGGCGCACATCTCCACCGGCACCACGGGCAAGAACTGCCTGGCCGTGCTCGGCAACATCTCGGACGGCTTCGCCATCCGCGAGTGGGGCGGCATCGGCATGATCCGCGACGAGATCACGGCGATGTCCTCGGCCCGCGTGATCTTCCAGGGCATGATGTTCGCCAACAGCGAATTCACCCGCGTCAAGTCGCTGGTGCAGCTCCAGGTCACCAACGCCTGATCCCCATCCTCTCATCGGCACAGGTGGCGCTCCTTCGGGGGCGCCACCTGGCTGCGAGGTAGTCCGTGGCGATTGATATCTCCAAGTTCCGCAACTGGGCCCGGCTCTCCTCCAACGAGGACGATCCGGCCATCCAAATTGCGTGGGAAGCAGCGAAGCGCGAGCTGGAGGAGCGCACCGGATGGTGCGTCGATCCGGTCACGCGGACGCAGTACGTGGCGTCGGAGCCGACGAACGACCAGTTGCTGGTGCGCCTGGAGCGCCAGCCGGCTACGGCGGTGACCTTTGTTGACGATGATGCCACCAGCGGATCAGCAACGCTCGTCACAATCAACGGGATCCAGTACGCCAAGGTTCTCGACGCTCTTGCCTACCCGGTGGTTCTGACGGTGACCGCTGGCACGAACACGCTCAACCCGCTGCTGGAGATGGCGATCCTTCAGCGCGTGACGCAGCATGTCGCAAGCCGCGGAGATGACACGGTGGCGCTCCCAAGCGACTACTGGGATAGGGTGTCCAGCATGATGGGGAAGGGCATTGGCTGATGGCCGGGCACGTGCCATCCGGAATGCTGCGCCTCGCCATGACGGCGCAGAATCCCGTCCGCACGGTCGATGACTTCGGCCAGGCGTCGGAGTCATGGGTAAACGTGGCGGTCCTGCATTGCCATATCGAGGTCGCCTCGACCAACGAAACGATGAACGACAACGGCCCGGCGGTACGCACCGACTGGCGCATCCTCGCGAGCTTCCATCCGTCGGTGAACACCCGTAGCCGGTTGTTGTTCAACGATCACGGAACGCAGCGCACTTTCAACGTGCGTACGTGCTACGACCGCGACCAGCGCCGTCGGCGCTTGGAGATCGAAGCGACGGAGGTGCTGCCGTGAAGGGTGCCGCTGTAAAAGTCACCGTCGATTCCAAGAAGGTCAGAGAGACATTGGCTGCGCTGCCAATGAGGCTCAATGAATCAATTCGGAAGAAGGCGATCCGCAAGGTGTTCAAGCAACCTGTGAAGGACTTGAAGAACGAGTTTCGTACGATGAACTTCAGCGGCAAGAAGCCTCACCGTAGAGCAATTGCATCTGCCACAAAGCTGCTCTCTCCAAAGCGCATGGGCAAATCAGGATCGCCAATTCGCGCCGACATGGGCGTGCAGTATGGCGCCAAGGGCGGCGCCAGGGCGAAGGGATTGCAACGCGTGTTTCACTTGCTTGAGGACGGGTTCAGGCACAAGAGCAGGGGCATTCGGCGGTTCATCGGAATTGGACGATTTATTTCGGGAAATCATCGGGCGAAAAGGTGGGCAAACAAGAACGTCTCCAAGATTGGCAGCGACCTCCAAGACGAGATCTTGAGGCTTGCCGCCAAGGAATTAGGAGATCGCAATGTCTCTTGAGAACATTTGCCGAGCATTAAAAGCGACGCTGGACGGCACCGGATACTCGGTGTCCGTTGGCATTCGAAATGCGGCAACGCCGACACCGTGCATCGTCTACGAGATCAACAGCGCAACCTGCGATATGCGGATGTCCGGGCCGACTGGTTTGCAGCATTGGAGCATTGATGTTGAAGTTGCGTGCATTGCAAGCACCGTAGAAGAAGTCACGCAGATGGTTGATTCCGTGATCGCCGAATGGCAGTCCGGACCTGTCAACAGTACGACTTACGACTGCTCGCTCGTCATGGGCTCGTTTGCGGTGGCGTTCACCACAGATTCTCCTGAAGACGGACAGCAGGACGGAACACGAATTGGATCGATCAGCATGACGCTGCTCGTCCAGGAGGATTGATATGGCATTCATCGCAGGCTACGGCGGCGCAGTCACGCTCAACTTCCAGAGCAGCTCGGCGGTCACGTTCCCCGTCCGAAACATCGCAATCAACTTCGAGCGGTCGAGCATCGACACGACGCAGCTCTCCGACTTCCGCGAGAAGCGCGCGCCCGGGCGCGTCCGCCGGACTGTGACTTTTGACATGATGGCGCAGAACAGCACCACGGACGATGCTTTGCGTTTGCATATGTTCCCGACCACGGTGGCCGAAGCTGTTGGGCGCAGCGTGGCATTGTCGTTCACCGACCAGGGCTCGATTGCCTACACCATCACCGGGCACCTCACCTCGGCGTCCCGTTCCGATGACGGCACCGGCCCCGGTATGTGGTCCCTCACCCTGGAAGAAGCCTGATGCCGTTCGACCTCACGAAGATTGCCGCTCGCCAGCGCACCGTCGAGATCGATGGCGTCGGCCCGGTCGTGTTCCGCGAGCCAACGCTGGCGGACTACACGCGGTCCCAGGTCGATCCGTACTGGTGGGGATCCTGCATCTCCTGCCCGGACGGATCGCCTTTCGTGGTGTCGAATGCCGATCTCGGCACGGTGCGCGCTGACGTGGCCGGGCGGCTCCTTGAGGAGGTCAACCGGCCACGCCCTACGGAGCCGGCACCCGCCGGCTGTGGAGAATCGCCAGCCCGGAGCAACGCATGATCATGCCCGTCGCCTTGGCACGGCTTGAGATGACTACCGAGGAACGGTGCGAGCACCTCCTCGGAGTGATCGCTTGCACCCTGACCGGGAAGCGCCCGCACGACTTCATGCCGTGGGTCCGCTCCGGCCTGGACGAGTTTGCACGGGAGGTGGGCCGTGGCTGACAAGTCGATGAAGGCAGTCATCCGGGCCGAGGTTGATCCGTCCGGCGTGGTCAAGGGCGTCGCCGCAGCAAACCGCGAGCTTCAGAAGCTCAACGCCACCAGCGCCAAGGCGGCGCTGGCAAGCGGCATCAGCGCCACAATTGACGCTGGGCAGGTGGCCTTTGGTGCCATCCGTTCAGCCGTCACCGCCCTGGACAAGCGAGCCGATGATCTGACCAAGATCACGACCACGTTCAACGTGGATGCAGCAAATGCTGCAACGCAGTCGGAGATCGAGAAGTACGCCAGGAACAAGCGGATCGCCGACGCGCTGGCGCCCGGGGTGATTCAGGGCATCAAGAATCAGGACATCATCGCCAACCGCGAAGCCGCCAACATCGTTGCGAATGGCGCCGCGATTGGGCAGGGCATCGCCAACATCCAAGGCATCTCGGCGGGTGGACAAGCCGCAGTCAATCAGGGACTGGATGTCGGTCTCCAGGGCGCTGGATCCACCACGCTGGACGAGATCCGCAACATGCTCGGCAAGTTCTCTGGCTGGATGCGAGGGCAACCGTAATGGGAACGTGGTCATACATCGAATTGGCGGACAGCAGGATCTACGGGCTTACGTCGCCCGGCAACGAGCATTCGGTGGACCTTGTCTACCAAGTGAAGTGGACGCCAGCGAGCAGCTCGGACACTTACCCCGGTGATATCGAAATTTTTACTAGCGGCATTCCGCAGGTGCGCCAGCGCCTCCCGGCAGGTGTTTACGGCAGCAGTGGCTTCCTAAAGTCCTACGTCTGCCGTTCCGTCGAGAGCGCACCGGTGCGCGAGGGCACGTACGTATTTCGTGTGACGTGCCGTTTCGGCTCGTTTGGCGCAACCGGCGACTTTGGCTATTGCCAAGTCACTAGGTCGAGCTCCATCCGCCAAGCGCAGATGTGGCGCATGGGCGCGTCTTTCCCGAGCAACTACGACGCCGCGTGGCCCGTGTCGGCTGACATCGGCGGAAGCAAGGTCGACCTACGCGGCAATCCAAAGACCTACGAGGTGCCGCAACAGAACATCACGGTTGAGGTGCTGTGGGACCGCACCGCCGGCGGCCAGGGCGAACCGCCGTGGTCTGCATGGTCTGGCTACGTTGGCAATCGCAATAGCGCCGCGTTCCTCGGAGCTGCCGTGGGGCAGATGCTGTACCGAGGTTTTCAAGCTGCACCGCTCCAGGAGTGGTACAAGATCCAGCACAACTTCGTATGGGACGCCTGGGGCCACCTTGAGCAGTTTGGCATCCCGCTGCCGACCGGAATGCCGCAATGCACCAGCGGCACAAGCGTGCTCGGCGTGACCATTCTCCAAGCTGACAAGATCGGCTGGATGCAGAAGTATCCAACCAAGTCGTCGATTGGTTCCGTGCTGACCAGCTTCCAATTGTCGGAGCTCACGAACCCCGTCCCAGCGTTCCCCTGATGGCCTACAACGCTCCCAACTTCACGCAGGGACTGCCTGGCGGTGCCAACCGCGTGGTGCTGCGCGATTGGACGCAGAGCGCCAGCACGGTCGGCGCCAACATGGACGGCATCATGTGGGCAACGGCCAACGTCAACGCGCCGCAGTACTCGCCGTCGGCCTTGTGCGAGCTTGTGTCGGCGACACTCATCAGCGGCGCGTCGAACCGGTGGACGTACACGATCAAGATTTGGCACCCGACGCCGCTGACCGGTTCCGGCGTGACCGTTCCCCGGGACTACACGTTCGACTACACGAACTGCATCAACCTCCGGGAGTGGCACAACACCTCGACCATTGTCGACGGCATGGACATCACCAGCCCGGCGTCCACCATTGGCCCAGTTGGTAGTCGGTACACGTCCGGCGCCTGGACGACTACCGAGCTGCTCGCCAAGGTCGAGGTGCACGTGGCCTACGACACCGCTGGCGGGGCGTTTGCGTACTTTGACCGACCGAACCCAATCAGGTGCACCTAATGGCAATTGGCGACAACAACCTTGAGCTCGCGTCCGGCATTGATCCGCAGGTGATGGTGCCCGGCGAGGTCTACGAACTCGCCATGCACGTCCACAACGGAGCAGGGCAGAACTTTTCTTGGACAAACTTCACGCCCAAGATGCGCGTCGACGTGGGCTCCTTGAGCACCACCTACACGGGCACGGTGGTGAGCGCTGGGGGCGGTACCGCTGGCTTCTCGCTGACCGCCGTCCAAACCGCGACCTTCGCGTCCAACGCCTGGGGCCGCATCGTGCTGTACGCGGATCCGAACACCGGCAGCGAGAACCTGCACATCGCGACCATTGATCTTCGCACGACCAACGAGGTGATCCCGTGATTCAGAACATGATGCGTAAGGCGATGGTGGCGGCAAGTTCCGACTACACCGCCGACATCCTTGTCGTCGCCGGTGGCGGCGGAGGTGGAGGTGGCCAAACTAACAACTACGGTGCTGGTGGCGGTGGCGGTGGTGGAATCGTTTACGGTGCATCGCAAACACTCAATTCCGGCGTTCAGTATTCCGTAACGATTGGAGCAGGTGGCGCAGGTGGCGCTGCCGGAGCAAACAATGGGAGTCCAGGAAACGACAGCGTTTTC